CGGCGGGCGCGGTAGGTGAGCCGGTTGCTGTACCCTGAACAACGGAGGCTGCGCCTGCGGCATCAATGCAAAGCAGGAAACGACCAGTGCCGGAGGCTGGGATCACCGTTCCAGAGAGAACCCAGAAGTCGTCCGTAGCGGCCTTGGTATACATCTTTCCGCCGATGCAGTACTGCGCGACGGCGGTGGTCTTAATCTTCGCGGTATTCGAGCCGATCGCGGAAACGACGGTGGTGAAGCACCGGGTTCCCATCAGTTTGCGGATACCCGCATCAACTACTTGTTTCAGATCGATAGCCATAGTTGGCCTCCTTATTTTGACTCTCTACGAATCTTGTTATGGAGACGCTGGTGGTCTCCGTTTGTCATTAACTGCAAATTCTCAATTCGGTTGTCATCCCGGATATGGTTCTTGTGGTGAACAACCAGTTCAGGTCGAAGATATTTCTCACCCTCGATCTCAACGAGCGCAGAAGATTCCGGCTGGAACTCTCGTAGCCACTTCTCCATGACGAGGCGGTGTTGTAGTACGTAGTCTCTATTCGAGAAAGGATGTTTGTAACTTTTTTCATAGAGATAACCATCTGACTGCCTAGATATGCCGCCCTTCCAGTTGTAACACAAGTCTCCTTTGTGTCTCGCGCAAGACTCTTTCCGGTATTCTTCGTTCTTGTTCCGGCATTCGTTTGAGCAGAACCGCCTCCAACCTGCGCGGCTTTTATGCTCCCAGAAATACGTTCCACACTCCGGACAGATGAACTCAACCTTTGGTTTCTTGAGGTGGTCGTTGCGGTGTCGCCCGGCACACCCTGCGGAACAGAATTTAGCAACTTTACGCCAGTGAGGCACAAGGAACTTGACCCCACAAGCCTGACATGACAACTCGACTTCTCTTGCCTTTGGTTTAGGCATTTGTATAGTACCCCCTCAGTTTTTGAGGTACTATACAGGGTTGGAGAAGTATCTGTCAAGCCAGAACTTGTGGAAGTCATTGTTTTCCTTTAGCTACTAAAGATCAGTAGCTGCCGTTTCGCAAACCGCCATAAACAACTGATTCGTGATGACCGCGCCGAAGTAGGCTTTCCACCCAACATGCCCTCGTTGACCGAGCTTATCGGAGTCGGAGATCGTGCCGGGGTTGCGCACGATCGGGGCGGTGATGGCGTTCTTACCTTTGAGGGGTACCGAGGCTGCGGCGTGCTGGGCGAGGAAGATCACCGGATACACGTCGGCGGAGGTGCCGGTGGTGGAGACCATCGTGGTACCGGAGCCAGCCTTGGCTGCTCCGCCATCGGCGTAGGACTCGTAGATGGTTGAGCGGATGTAGCGCACGTCCTCGACGGTGCCGATCTCGAACTCGTCGGCTGCGACCTTGGCACCGTAGTCAACGGCGTCCTTGAAGCCGCTCATGGCGCGAACGTCGTTTTCGCAGTCAGGGTGAACCAATCCGATGTACGCAGCGCGAACCGAGACCGTGCCGAAGGACGGGGTGGAGGCGGTCTGCTTGGTGATATACATGGCGTTCTGACGCTTGAAGGCACGAGTGACTTTGCGCTGAAGGGTCAGCGTCAACGGGGTGTTGACGTCGGTTCTCGCCGCGCCGTTGGCGTAGAACTTGTTGGTACCAGCCTTCAGGACATTGAAACGAAGTGTTTCAAGAGTCTGGGCGGCCTGCTCGGCAGTGATACCGAGATACTCCTGAAGCACGTTGTCTTCGTGGGTATCGGCGATCTGGTCGGTGAGCTGTACGAAGTCACCGTACTGCGAGAGCGTTACCTGGTAGTCGGTATAAGTCATAGACTTGCCGACCGGGGTTACGCCTTCGACGAGAGGCGTAGTGGCTTTCGCCAAAGCCTCGTACCGCCGGAAAATGGCGGTCTTGGTGGAGTTGCTGGGTAACGGTTTCATGTCGAGGTATTTCTCAAGGGTCAGGTACGGCAGAGCCCTCATCAAAAATCCCGGCATGGCTTTTCCGGCGGTACGCGGGGAAATATCCCCATACACATTGATAGCCATAGATGGCCTCCTTACGGACCTGCCTCGCGGCGGTCGCTTTTCAGTCCTGTCTCACGACGGTCTATTTGTACTTCTTCAACTCCTGCTCAAATGCAGAATCAAAATCATCAGGGTCCGGCTCGGCGGTCAGCGAGGTACGTGAGCCGTCCGGGATCTCCATTTTCTTCAGGCGGGCTTCTTCAGCAGCTTTCGCCGCTGCGGCCTTCTGCGCCGCTTCCGGATCTGCGTCCTTCTTTACCAAGCCGCTCGATTCTTTGTAGATGTTGAATACTTCAATTACGTCCTGCGGAGTGGCTTGATCGCTTTGCAGCGCAAAGAGATAGCCCGCCTGGAGGTAGCGGGGTTGTTTCGCAATCCACTTATTCAAATCGCCGCTCTCGTGGAGCTTCACCGCATCAGGATGCGCTTCGAGAATCGGCTTCATGTATTTATCCTGCTCAGTTTCCGCAACCGTGGAACCCACTGAGGAAACCATCTCCTTCAGTTCGGCGAGTTCTTTTTTCAGGGTTGAAAGCTCTGCTGACTGACGTTCCATCCGGGTTGCGTGGTCTGGCCAGTCTTCCTTGAACTTCTTCTCCGCCTCCAGTTCTTCGGGAGTCGGCTCTGCGGCTTTCGCTTCGGCGGCTTTCTTCGCTGCTGCTTCCGCTTCAGCCTTTTCTCTGAGGAGGCGTTTCGTATCTTCGATCTCGGCTTTCAGGGCGAGGAGTTCAGGAGACTCTTTGGTCTCTTCTGAGGCTTTTGCCGCCGCTTCTTCGGCAGCCTTTGCTTCGTCAGCGACTTTCGCCGCGGCCGCTTCTTCCTCGGCTTTTTTCTGCGCCGCGTCCTCGGGTGGGTCTTCTACTTTCTTCTCGCCACCGGCGACCTCTTCATCAAACGCGGCACTAAAAACATCGTCCATCAATACGTCAGTTATTTCCTCGGTACCCGGCATTATACCCTCCTTGGATATTGTAGACCACCCTACACTATTTATTCAACTGTGTCAACTGTTTTGTAGAGTAATATCAAATCTTTAAGTTCTTTACAGCGACCGACATCCTCGCTGTTAAGTTCTTTCTTCTCTTTGGTGATCTCCCGACAGACTACCAGATACTCAAAGAGGGCTCCGCCGATGTCACTTCTCGGCAGTTTGTCCTTCAGGCTTCTTTCCAGTTCCTGCTTTCGGCTTTTCAGATTTTCCTGTACCGAGAAGTAATTCGAGGGATTTAAGGGCATTAACATCTTTGGTTCCTTTCGCTTTTGCGAGGTTCTGCGCGATCCGCGACAGCGCCTCTTGGACTTTGGTTTCAACCATTCCGGCAATCTCTTGGGCTTGTGCTGCGTCCTTCGCCGCCCGCGCCTGGAGGCTCTGGGTCTTCGCCTGTTCACCTTCCATCTGCACCTGCTGCGCCTGTGACTGCTGTTGGTCGAACTGCTGGAGCGCCTGCTCGGCTTCCTCTTTGTCCTTCAGCCGGTCGAGTGGGAGATCCCGCGCCTTGAAGCGGTCTTCCAGCAAGCCACGCTCGTCGATCAGAACCAGTTGTCGTGGGGTGAGGGTCGAGACAAGCTGATCGAGCGCTGCGCCGCGGAGTTCCTTGGCGACCAAAGAGAGTACGCCTTTCGGTTGCACCTGGAAATCGCCCTTGATGTCTTCCTTCTTGTTGAACTCCATGTTCCACGCGACCAGCGAGCCGATCATTGATTTCACGAAACGGTCGAATGCACGGGCGTCGTCCTTTGTCACCATGTCGCCGGCACCGGCCATCTGCGAAAAATTCGACGAAGTGCGGAAGGCTTCGCCCAAGGGTTTCGCATCCCCCATGCGCCAGGCGGGGAGGTTGCTCTCACGGTCGAAGACTTCGACGACCGAGTTTCGCAGGGCTAGGAGGTGTTGGGTATGGTTCGGGATGTCGTAAACCCGCACCGCCGGGTAGTTTGCTTCGTTGCCGTCACCCTCACGGAGAATGGTCATTCCGCCGTGGATCGCGGTGCGGTCCTGGCCGGCGGCGAGCAGTTCGACGTTCAGCTCCTTGATCGAAGATGCACTCTCGGCCATGTTATCCATCAAAGCGCGGTCGATGGCGCAGAGTTTCAACTGCGAATCTCTCAAAGTCTCGACCTTTGCAGTGCCTGTCAAGGCGCTGTCTTCATCGTCCTCAGGAACGAATACATGGTACATATCGGCGACCGTCTCGCCGAAGGGGGCGGTGTCGGCCTTAATGATCAGTCCGTCGAGCATCCAGACATCGGCGAGGATTTCCTTGTCAAGGGCCTTCTCAGGAATATTGACTCCAAGCTCTGAGAGTACCTTCGCCGAGACGAAGCCGTACCAGCGCAGCACCTCGTACTGGCGGCTCATCTTCGGCTTGTTCTGGTCGGTGTGCTTGATCTGGTCGAGTTCGGCCTCGTAGGACTTGGCCTTATAGTTGCCGTCAGATGTGTCGCGTAGGGAGTCCTTGATTACGTTGC